CGATCCAGTAATTGCGCTTGGCGTAATCGTGCCAGAAGGATTAGTTGTTGATAACGTGAATGCGTACTTTGGTATTGAGTCAAATGTTATTGCTGAAATAGTCCATGTCGAATCTGTCGCGCCACGAACCAGTTTAACGGGGTTAATGAGCTCTTGCGTGAGAATCATTGTATCGGCTGACTGTGTCCAGCACATATCACCAATCTTTGTATATGATAGGCCTACGGATGATGTATCAAGATAGCTATTCCCAGAACCATTGATATTCGTTATCAGTGCCTCATTCTTGAAAATATAGACGCGGTTATTTGTGAAACACAGCATATAGCTGTCATCTACGCTAAACTCAAACGGAACCAGCCGTACACCATTAGAAGCGTCTGCCGGTAATTGTGTGATATAGCGAAGCCCAGGGCGACGGCGAACACCGCCTTGTGGTTGAACAAGCACATTCCTCGCTGTCTCTAGCGCATTCTTGTACGCAGGAACTAGATCGCCCCTGGCGAGGAGTAGCGGGTCTATCTCGCCGGTCGAGAAGTTTGTTTGTATTGATACGAATCGCATCAGAATCTCACGGCAACAAGACTATAATCTTCAATGGAAGAAACAGGCTGCCCCTGGCCATCAATGTTCATTGCAGTACGAAAATACCCGCCGCGATTATTTTCCCCTTGTGATCCGACTGCGATTCTTTCCCAATGTACCGCTTTCTCTGACTGGTCGGTAATTGGAATGCACAAATGCCAAGCCATTAAATACTTCAATAGTTGGATGAAGTAAACCGGCATCTCATATTCTGGAACCGAGTATTGATAGTCAACATAAATCGTCTCTTCATTGGTCATCAGCTTATTGCCAAGAATGCGATAGGATTGAATCGGATATGCGTTATATGATTCTGTGTTGAACACTTTTCGCGGCGGCCCGAGTTTATCGCCCGGTAATTGATATTCGTATTTGAACTCGTTTACAGGCGTCGTCACAAGACGAGCACAAACCGATTTTCTAAAGCTAAACGCCCAGGGATAAGACTGTAATGCCTGATCCCTAATATCAGGATAGATACGATCGCAAGTATTCGCGGCGTCTGTTCCTTCGGAAAACGAAGAAATTGGCTCTGCACCAATCAGCACTAGAGCATCAGAGCAGACAGTTAGCGCGGAGTCACCAGAAGCCATTACGGAACCTCATACAAAAATGGGCCGACCACTGCAATGCAGCGACCGGCCCACGGAGTTTACACCAAGTTAATCGGTGTTCGTACCACCCAGTACGGTCGCATCGGAGACATTAATAATACCAGAGGCATTAGTAATAACCACATGAAGACCAGCAGTAGAAAACGAACCGCCGGAAGTCGTGACGCGATAGATCAGGTCGCCGACCTTCATCACATTACGCATACCAGTATTCGAGGTGGAGCCATTGTCAAAATAACCGGCAGTATCGACGGTAGCCGCCGCATCAGTGGTCTTATATGACCAAATCTGCGGCGCGTTACCGGCTTTGGAACCGGACACAAGGTTAAGACCAGTAGAGCTAAAAGCCATGTCAGCCTCCTATCAGGATTCGCGGGCGGTAATAGCTACAATGCCCTCGGCATCAATAGCAACAGCGCCAGCAGAGAATACAGAATTGACCAACCAGGATGTTTTCTCGGGCACATAGTTGATCTCGGTGCGCATACCGATACCTTCTGCGTAACCAACTGAATCCTTATGGAAGGCAAAGCAGGTGCGATCAAGCGAACTATCAATATCCAATCCGCCCTCAGAACGGTCGCCCAGAACCATAAAGCGGAACCCCAGGAAGGTATTGATCTCGCCAGCAACAAGAGCGCGAACGCTATTGTAATCAGCGGAAGTTACGGCTGTCTCGGACAACAGGCTGGACAAACCGTTTGCATGGATCAGCATTACGCGACCATCCATCGGGATATTGCCTTTATCCATGAGACGCTTTGCTTCACGCAGTTTCGCCACATTCATGTTGGTGTCCGTGCCGCCAATTTCATTGCCAACAGTCAACGAAGTGCCAGAGGCGGCCAACGCATCCAGAATAATCTGGTCTTGACGACGGCCCATAGCGGACGAAACAACCTGAACAAGCTCGTTACGCTCATCGAAGTTCACTTTGGCCTGCGAGAAGATGTCGCTGTATTCTGCGGCATTCCAATCGGCCAGGGTGCAAGTCACATTGCTGAACGAAACATTCAGCGGGGTAACATCAGACTGTGCGATACGGGGGGTTGCAACACCACGACCAACGGTCGGGAACTTAACGGTAGAGCCTTCAACGCCACGACGCTGACGCACGAACGGGGAAAGCATACCTTTTGCTTGGTATGCCTGCTTAACTTCGGCGTCAAACAGGGTGACGAAGGCATTTGAAAGAGAGATAGCCATTCGTTTTCTCCTGAAAGATAGATTAAAACCATTCGCCTCGGTAAGCCCTAAAACAGGGGCCGCTACTTGCTACTTACGGTAGCCAATCGTCAGCATCCGCTGCGGATAGGGCCATTAGGTGAGCCTATAAACACAATTTATACGGGTATATCACATATTGTCAATACTATTGAAATGTCTGCGCAAACATCTTCTCAACCTTTTTGCGATATGCTGGATCATTCTGATAGCGCGGGTCTCCGACCATTGAATAAAGCTCTTCTTTTGATGCAGCCCCATCAATGGGGGTCGAGTTCATTGGAATGCGCATACCCTCATAGGATTCGCGCAATTTCATGAGCGCCTTCAGGCCTTTGGCTGTGCCACCCATAAACTTGAACTCTTCAAAGTCGTCCTTACCCCACACGCCTTTATTTACAAGGCCGTTGGCCCAATCAACCATGCCCTTGATGATTGCATCGGCATTCTGGCCTAATGCACGGCGCTCATCTGTGATTGAACGAACCTCTTGTTCTGCATTCGCGCTGCCCATTTCGACGACTTTACCGACGAGAGCATCAAATGCGGCTTGGCTAACGCCGTATTCTTTCGCCCATGATTCAACATGGACGCGCACTGGGTCGCTTTCGGGGATTGCGCCAAATACAGCGGAATCATATTTCCCGTCGGCGGGAGATTTATGTTTCCCTTGGGATACCATCTTGCGCAAGTCCATCCATGACTTGGCAATACCCTCCATATCGGGAGAGTTTTTGTCCTTGTCCCAGAAGTTTTCCGGCCAATAAACAGGCCGCTCATGCACTTCTGTTGATTCTTCTGCTTTCATGTGGCCAATATCGGTAGATTCGGTATTTTCGGCCTCGACTGAAACACTATCCAATAGGCCGGCATCCTCGCTGGGTTGGATTGCGGTTTCCTCTGTCATTTCTACATCTCCTTAGCGTGTTTAATACGGTTCATTAAATTACGGACGACATTACGCTGCCCTTCGGCAAAGTAAGCATGCGATGAATCAGCACCAGGAACCGCGACCAGCACATTAACATAGGTTTCTTTCATCCACTCAAGTAACTTCTCGCCATCTTCAGAACCGAACACGCGCAGCATTAGCCGTGAAATATCATTGCGGCCCTGTTGTGCATCACGAATATCATTCGATACCGCATCAAGATCATCCCATGACATTTACATTACCTTCTGCATAACCTGGGGGGCCATTTGCGCGGCCATCTCCGGGTTTTGTGTAGCGAATTGTGATATTTGTTGTGCGGCTTGTTGCTTTATCATATCACGCTCTTGTTCACCAACACGGATAACAGCCGGAACGCCTAGCTTGTCGGCAATATAGTCCATCATCTTCCCGATGTTTATGGACATTTGACCCTCTGGCCCTGATCCTTGCGCGATTTGGGCAAACTGTAGGACATTATTCACATCTTCCATATTCTGTGCCATCGCCAATGGCGCGACAGGTGCAATTTTGATCTCAAGGCCATTCGTTTTTAATGGCAGGTCGATCAATCCGCGCTCATCCATGATTGACAGGATCTTACTGACAATGGGGATCATTGTTTCGTTAATCAAACGGCCAAATGCGCTACCGAGATTCTGCGATAGCTCCTTCATCCTCTCGACAATCTCAGTCGCCGACCTTGCGCTCATATTGTCAGGGGGAAGCGACTCGTCTAGCAGGATGCGTTTGATATTCATGCGCAGGTCGTTAATCACAATCTGCGATACATTAAAGTCACCAGCACGCGGCAATGGCTGCAATGACGCGCCTTGCGGCCCACCATTCCGGCCAACAGGAATAATTGCTCCTGGAATGATCTTGATCGTTGCCGGGTTAAGAACGCCATCGTCGGCGGCTGTATATACCCCGGCAATCGCAAGAGAGGCATTCTTCAGCAGTAATTCAAGCGTCTTATTCAGCGTCTTGATGTCAGGAAGAGCGGTAATCAACGGGCCACGGCCATAGATTTCACCGGCAACTTTCATGAATCTGGACACGATCCACGGGGATGTTCGCATACGGCGGTATGTAATTTCTTGCTTGGTCTGCTTATGGATTACATGGTAGCTATATTCGCCCTGTTCGTAATCAAATACGGTGGCTTCGATTAGTTCGACATCCTCAGTGGGCTTATCTCGAACAAGTTGCGCAAGCTGCCCTTCGACCTTTGCGTCTTTCCATTGCTGCGAGATAGACTCGGCCTTGATGCGCATACGGCGATACACATTATCAACCTGGCCGTTAGCACCTTCCTCGAATGAAACAAGAAATTGCGGGATTGGAATGAAGTTGATCGGGGAAATATCATCACCAGGCTGAACCAGCATCGCCGCCGTGCCGACGGCAAGGTCTAACAAGAACTCACCAATGGCAATATCAAGATTCGATTGGCGAACAATTGAGAACATCTTGTCCGTATATACATCAAGCGCAGCTTGCGCTTCATCATGCCGCTCTGCTGGAATATCAGACCCCGGTTGCAAGCGGCACCATTTGCGTTGCGGCGGGAATATCCCGGATTGGAGCCTATTGGCAAACCGCTGCGTCGATGAGATAGCAGTAGAATCGAATACTCGCGCCATCTTCCTTTGACCGCCGACACTTCCGTCATAGTATCCGTCGTAAAGGTTCCTTTGCGGTAAAGCAAACTCGTAACAGTCCTCGTAAAGACTGCGGAAGTCCTCTTTCTTACGATTGGCGATCTCGTGGCGCTTGATAATGTCTTCTACTGAAAGTCGCATAGATCACCTAGTTGTTACAGATCCAAGTGTCTGGTCAGAAGCACCCAGCAGAGTAGCGGAACGCAATAAGGAACCCTGACGGCGGGCGCGGAATCGACGCGCAGATTGTTCCGCATTGGATCGCGCTTCTGCTTGCGCATTGGCAATTTTCTCTTTGACCGCATGGGTCTCTGCAGGCTCTGCCGCAGCAGCAACGGATTTGCTCTTGAATAAACCGCCCATATATCACCCGATCATATTTGAACCCAAAGTCTCGACCCCGGTCTCCGGGTTTAATCGAGTGCTAGAAAGCAGCATACGGGAGCCGCCGCGCTGCCTTGCCCTAATGCGGCTTGCCGCATCTTCACTTTGCCGACGCCGATCTTCCTCGAGACGCTTTCTCTCGATCTCATTCTGTTTGCGCATCTCTGCCAGTTGAGCCTCTTGTGCCGAAGTATCCGGCTTGCCAAATAAACCGCCCATATCAAAACCTCGCCATAAGGTAAGAATCACACTGATCCGCTGTGTACTTTGACATTAGCCCCTCAGAAATAAACCCAAGTGCCTCTGCATAGCGCACAGCGCGCATATCATCACTTCTAACATAGATTTGTTGCCTATGCAATGAATAATGATGTTTGATTATATCCATAAATTGACGGCCTATCTTTAGCATTTGCTTCGGTCGTTGTCTGGCATAGTTATCAATCACTGCCCATGACTCATGTACACCATGCCACATATTCACGGAGCCAAAAATGGCAACAGGTCTAGTATTCCATATAACAGTAGCACACACACCGCTATTAGACTGCGCGGCGAGAATGTCGCCAATATCAACACCTGCGGCATTAACACGCAATTCTGGCATCTCGATGTTCATCTCACTTGGATGCGACTTGCTATAAGGCACAAAGAATATACCTTGCTCACGCTTTATGAGTCCGTTTAGGTCAATTGCATTCAAATTCATATGTCAAATGGGTCAAAATCACTGGCAACAACAGTTTGCGCGAGGAATGTCATGTTTCTGTTGTTTTGTAACTTGGTTAGATGCTTATATTCGCCGCCACCGAGACATAAGTATCCAAAAGCATCGCCCACATGGGAATGTTCATTCTTATTGGGCGTGTCTTTGAATCGTTCCTGCCCTACGCCAACAGCAATTCGCTTGAAATGGTATCCGCCAGATAGCGATTTTCGTAACATCTTGCATGATTTATCCACCAATAACCCAGGTTTACCCATAACCATGCGATTCATGGGCGCAGCCGCGCCTTCTCGTCTCACTTTGAAGTCATTAGATGCCGTCGGTTGCGCTCTCAGTCCAATGGTGCGCAGGAACTCAAATGCGGTCGTCTCATAAATAGCGTCACGCTGCTGACCGGCAGGGTCGCCCCATACCAATACCTCGTATCTTGGAAACTTTGAATGCACTTCAGACATCAGGTAGCTACCAAACCGCTCCAGCCCTATGTCGAAAGTCACTAGCTCGTGCAAAACCCTCCATTGTCCGGCTGGTGTGCGCTGGCCAAACACCGCCGCAGGCGTCAAACCAAAGTCCAACCCAATCTGGATCGGCAATGCGGGGTCTGGCAATAGTCCGTCAATGGACATCACATTATCGTCATACTCGGGCCATACGGCCTTTCCTTCCTGTACATAGGTATATTTGCCCTCGGCATAGCAACGAATCCAATCGAGATTCTTTCCCGCTAGTTGCTGCAAATAATATCCCGGCGGAAGATTCTTTATGTTCTCGGCCTTCGGGTTTAACCGCCACCATTTCTTTGACGCAAAAATGAAATCATTGGCTTCGGGGTTGTCAGGCAGATCCCCCGCGTCAGCCTCTACCACGCCACCCGGTTGACTGAAAAACTTCCATGCGTACTTCCCGGAGATTCGTTCTTTCTCGGCAAGACGAAACCACCAATGATCGTCATCCATTGGGTTTGTGTCCATCCATATCCCATGCCACGATGCGCCGCCATCGCGCTTGGTCGGATAACGCCCAACGCGGTGAGTAAGTCCGTCGATAACCGCTTTCGGGAGTTCTCTGGCCTCATTCACCCACGCACCAGTCAATTCCAACGAAAGCAATTTGCGGACATCTTTGGGTTGGTCGAGCGCAAGAAAGATAACCTCACAATCAATGCCAGCCGCATCGCCACGGCTTGGTAACTTGATATGATGGGTAATAGGCGGAGTCCAGCGAAGCGGCCCCCATATATTCTCAGGAAACAAGTCAGTCCATGTCTTGATCGTGGTTGTCTTCAACTCGGGATAGCTGTTACGCACAATCACAAAGCGCGAATACCGAACCCCATCTTGCGGCGAAGGCTTCTGTTTGACAGCCCGCAACATTATCTCCGCAGCACAAGCATAAGACTTCCCGCTACCGACCGGCCCCCTCAACCCTCTAACAAAAGAATTGTCATTCAAGAATCGGTAAGCAGTGGGGCTACCCTCAAAATCAAGGTCAAGCCCCTGAATGATTTCACTCATTAATATCCTCTTGGTCTATAACAACAGGAGCCTTGATGTTGATCCCAATAACCGAAGGCTTGTCACCAGCATTCTGCTGTTCAAGCAAACCCGACGCCTTCGCCAATAACCTCAACATCGCAACCTTATCGTGCATCTCAAGCTCAATCTGGCGATTGCCATCCTTGTCGGTAAAGGTGCGAATCTTCTTAATCGACCTCGCAGCATGAGGCTTCAAACTCTTACTGCCCTTAACCCTGAGATTGCCATCTTCATCCCATGACACCACATCAGTGATCGATGTTGAAGCAAGACCGATAATCTCTAATGCAATATCCTCCCTATGCTTGGCAATGGTCGTCGAATGCTGCATCCGACTGCGCCACGCAAGAGACGGTAATTCTTGTCTTTCAGCCATCATTACTCCTTGCATCCATCGCAAATAATATACAATACGAACGCCAAGATAAAGTTAAGCCCTGTAACAAGGCTCTTGGCTTCTTGAGAATCTTTCGGGAAAGCAGCGATCGCAGCAGGAACACCCGCACGGCAGGAGCCGTATAAGACCTCCAAACAAGGCCGGGTACTAGATAAGCGTAGCTCAACGGTCTGTATCAAGAATAAACCCCAAAGACGACCTCTCACGGGGGAATGTAAGGCAGGCCACTGGCTAGTGTCTTCACCTGAACCAATCCGTAGCTCAACCTTACGGTACACGGGGTGAACCATAAACCAGTGCGGGACACACAGAGAAACGGGTTTGCACCCTTACTGTCCCGATAGGTTGGTATGCAAATAATCCAACCCCCTAAAGCCTGGTGATTCCATATCGGACTCACTAGGCTTGATTCACCCTAAATTCGCCCATCCCGGCCTCTTGCTGGTTGAGAATCTGGAAAAAAATTGAGAGGGGTATCCCCCCACCTACGCCCTGGGTACGGGGGGGGCAATAGCCCGACTGCCTATTTTTTAAGCAACTGCTGCCTATTTTTTAAGCAACTACTGCCTA